GGATGGTTCCTCGTCGGACTCGTGCTGGCCTACTACTCCCGGACGTTCGGGGTGGATTGGATTCTGTGGGCGCTCTACGTGGGGTTCGCCTTCTTGGACCTCTTGATCCTCTCCCACGCCCTCAAGCTGCTCGGGGGGATTCGGGATGGAGGAGCCCGGAGCGGGTGTGTCCTCCGGACAGATTCGTCCGGTCTCGTTCTTCCACGATAAGATTCTCGGGGTAGTGATAGAGGCGCGCCCCGGGTGGGTCCGGGTGGCGACAGAAGGAGTGCTACGGGTTAACCATCGACGAGCGTTCGAAGAGGGGGAAGACCATGGGCATGACAAAGGCGACAGATGAGTGTCTGACGAAGGTGAAGGAGGATGAGCCCATTTTCGTCCTACGGGCCCAGGACGAACTCGCTCCTCGAATCGTCCAGGAGTGGGCGTATCTCGCGGCCCGGGCCGGAACGCCGAAGAAGAAAGTGGTCGAAGCGTTCCATCTGGCCGAGGCCATGATGGAGTGGCAACAGCGGAACCCCAGTAAGATCCCGGACTAACCCGCGCCGATGGATACATGGGGAGGAGTCCAGAGAACACTTGAGACACAGATCGCTGCGTCTACGCTTCGCGCGGATCTACCCCTGGAGGATACTCCCAACCGTCTCATAGTAGAAAACCAGATCATCATCATGCGGGCCCTTGCGCTAATCCTTCGGAGGCTAGCGGCGAAGGTATGAACATCCTGATTACTGGGGGATGCGGATTTCAAGGGGCCCATCTGGCGTTCTACTGGGCGAAGCAGGGACATCAGGTGACGGTCCTGAATACCCCCTCTACACGAGCTCGGACGATGTGGGAGCGTATCCAGCGTCCTCCCGTGATTTGGGGGTCGGTGACGGAGGGTGAGGTTGTCCGAAAGGCTGTCGAAGGACAGGACGTTGTCGTTCACATGGCCGCGCGGGCCTCCGTGCAGGATTCCATTCAGTCCCCTGAGGCGAATTACTGGGTGAATGCCTATGGAACGCTCCAAGTCCTGGAAGCCGTACGCCAGGAGGGATGTCGGCTGATCCTGGCCTCTTCGTGTGAGGTATATGGAACAACCGATGTTGAGTTCTGGTTCGAGGGGGCTCCTCCGCCAGCCGGCCTTCTTCGATCTCAGTCAGAGGAGCATGCCCTGCGTCCGCATTCTCCATACGCAGCCGGGAAGGTGGCCGGGGATCGGTTGGCCTACGCCTACTGGAAGACCTATGACCTTCCGGTGACGATTCTTCGGCCCTGCAACATCTATGGCCCCCGGCAGCGTCCTGGGCCCGAAGGAGCGGTGATCCCGACATTCGCCCGAGCGGCCCGGGCCGGGGGGACTCTTCGTCTTCATGGGGGGGGAACCCAGCAGCGGGAGTATCTCCATGTGGACGATCTCGTCCGGGCCTATGACACGGTCCTCCACTGTGATGACGGACGCCTGAACGGGGAAGTCTTGAACGTGGGATCCGGACAGCGCATCTCGATTCGAGCCATCGCCGAATTTCTCGTCAACGCGTTGGGGGGTCAGATTGAGTCTGAAGAGGCACGGCCGGGAGCCGTCTCAGCGTTCTTTCTGGACTCTCTCTTGATGCGGGGGCTCGGATGGGCCCCCCAGGTGGACTTCTGGGAGGGATTGGAGGACTATGTGGTTCGGGTTCGGCAAGGACAGGAGGACTGCTGGTGAGCACGGAGATCCTGCCTAATCTCTACATTGGCACGGTGGAGGATGCGCGGAACTTCAAGAGAGGCGTCTTTCCGTTGGTCGAGGCTCGGCACGATCCGCTGATCATCTGTGTCCTGAACCAGTGGCCCTGGAACGGGAACCCTGATGCCCTCTGGATTCCTCTCGTCGTGGCGGACGCGGACAATCTGGAGAAACCGATTCAGGTCCTCCCACAGAATCTCGCCCTAATCACGGCTAAGATTGGAGACGTGTGGGAGCGTGGAGGAATCGTGCTTGTGCACTGTCGGGAAGGCATTGAGCGCTCTCCGCTTGCTGTGGCGTGGTATCTGCATCGGTATGGAATGATATGTCCCCTGGACGAGGCCTATGCCTTAATTCGGGAGCGGCGACCTGAAGTTGTGGATCGCCGAGCGTGGCTGCCATGAGCACCTTGAAAGATTTCCCCGTGGCGGAGTACCGACAGACATATGGACTTCAGGTCATGGTCGAAACGGGGACGTATCTCGGAGCGAGTGTCCTGACCGCCCTGGAGGCGGGATTTGAGACCATTGCCTCCTGTGAGCTAGCCCCCATGTTCACGGCCCGAGCTCGCCAGACCCTGCTTACCAAGGGGCCTCGGGACTGGGAGAACCGTGTGACATTGTTCACGGCCCGATCGGTAGACTGGCTGCCTGAAATCCTTCCAAAGATCGAAGACCTGGGGCGTGCCCTGTTCTTCTTCGATGCCCATGTGGACCCTGCGCTGTTCGACGGGAAAATTACCCCCTCCCCCGCCCCGGAAGAACAGTTGCTTCCTCTTCCGAAAGAACTCGAGATCCTCCTGGGGGCTCGCGACGTGGCCCATGATGTCATCATTATTGACGACCTGCATCTCTATGTCCAGAAGCGGTGGATCGGAATAGAGTGGGCCGCCAAATGGGGACTCCCCACGACCCAGCCTCCCTACCAGACGGAGATGGATCTCGTCAAGCTCTTCCCTGGCCACGAGTCGTTGATTGTCGATGGGCTGAGTGCCCTGATCCTTCGCCCGTTGGGGGATGTGGACTAATGTTGCGGGTCCTGGTGACAGCGTGTCTGGGTCCGTCAGGAGAATCCGTTGCGCGCCTTCTTCGGGACGAGCCAGGAGTTCAAGTCATCAGCGTGGATGCCGCAGAGGGCAATATCCCGATGGGCACGGCCCCGGACTATTGTCAGCAGTTGGAGGCCTGCGGTCGACGAATCTGGCCGGAGGGTCCGGATCTGATTATCCCCGGCTCCGACGAAGAAGCCCTGGCCTTGGCCGAAGATCCGCGATCCTCGACGCGTCCATTGGAAGGCATCCAGTGGACCCGGGACAAAGCCGCCTTGTATCTTCATCTGAACAATCGTGTCCCTGTCCCCCAATATCTCGTGGGCCCTTTCATCAAACGTCGGACCGGACGCGGGGGAGCCGGAGCCTATCGAATCGACGAGGATCAGATCGCCTGTGAGTACCTACCTGGGGACGAATACTCGGTGGATTTGCTCCGATGGAAAGGAGCTATTCACGCCTGTGTCGTCCGACGGCGAATCCAAGTCATCCGGGGGGCGTGTCTCGTCGGAGAGGTCGTGGAGAACGAGAGGATTGTCGAGTACGCCACGACGGTCGCTCGCATCCTGCGTTTGGAAGGCCCCCTCTGCATCCAGTTCAAGCGCGACGTCTATGGCACCCCCGTCCTAACAGATGTCAACCCCCGATGCGGTGGGGGGGTCTCGATCAGCGCGGCGGCGGGGGTGAACATTCCGAGTCTCCTGGTTCGCTGCTGGCGGGGCGAGAATGTGCCAGAGATCTACCCGAAACCTGGTGTCTATTCGTCGTTGATTACGAGGACGCCGTGAGCAAGGGAACGCACATCTGCCCGGATTGCCAGCAGGTCTGGGAGTGTGAGAATCCATTTCCGTGGACGTGCCATTTACCCGTCCACTTTCCCTGCCCTACCTGTTGTATTTCTATGCCAACGGAGGGTCTTATGCAGCAAGCACGGATCGACGAGATTGCGATCTATCTCAATCGCCCCCGGAAGTATGGGCGAACGTTCTGGGGGACGGGAGGGAAGCAGGTGGGAAAGGAGCTGTTCATCGCCCTGGGTGGCTTCATGGGCCGCGGAGGGGGCTACCGACTTAGTAATTCCGGGAAGTTCGAGAAATTCGAGAAAGTTGAGGCACCCCCGAAGGTCCAAAACTGGGCGCCTCGTTTGGACAAGCAGTTAAGCGATCCGGTCAAGCCTCTGGAGGGGCGGTCGTTTCCAGTCTGGTCGCCTGGAGCAAAACTAAAGGTGATCTTAACCATCGGAGTAGTTATTCTAGGAGCGCCTTGGGTAGCGGCCCTTCTTACTGCTTACGGGCACTGGGTATATCGCTTCATCGTGCAGTGATTGAGAAAGTAGGGGCGGGTAAGAGAATCAAAATAGGAGGAAAATGGTTGAATCTGTGCTCTTGTGGCCGGTGGAAGGCAGTGTACGCAACACAATGCCGTGCCTGTCATTCACGGGAGGTAAATCCATGCTTGTCGTAGCCGCTCACGCAGACGATGAGACCATCGGGGCTGGGGGCACCCTCTTCCGATATGCCGAGGCTGGGGTCTCGACGTCAGTCCTCATCTTAACTCATCCGGCCGTGCCTCGATATCCAGAGATAGAATCCCGGGACATCGGAACACGTCGCATGGAGGCAGAGCTTGCCTGTCAGCGCCTGGGAGTGACGCATCTTCGGTGGGGATCATTCCCGGAAATCCATTTGACGGTCACCCCGTTTCCCCGAGTGGTCGCGGTCATAGAGAAAACCCTTCTGGACTTAGCCCCTGATGTCGTCTATACGCATCGGGGAGGAGACTTGAACCAGGATCATCGGGTGGTGGCCGAAGCCGTACAGGTAGCCTGCCGCCCGGGACGTCGGGGAGCTCCCCGACGCCTGCTCGGGTTCTCCGTCGATGAGTGGATGCTGGAGGGGCACCCCCGGCTGACCTCGTTCTCCGATATCTCCGGGGAGCCGTTGGAGAGGAAGCTCCAGGCGCTCCAAGCCTACACGTCGGAGGTGCGTCTGTTTCCGCACTCCCGGGCCCTGGAAACCGTAAGAGCCCGAGCGGAATACTTGGGGGGATGGATCGGGGTCCACGCCGCTGAAGGGTTCGAAGTCCTGTGGGAGGTTACGTGATGCCCTATGAGAGACTGCTCGACATTCTGTTCCCCCTCGTCCTCGTTCTGGCCGCTCTCGTCTGGGGGGGAGTGCTCATAGGATTCGCCCACGCATGGATTCGTCATGGATCCTCTCCGTTGGAGATTCTGGGTGACCCTGAGGGATCGGCCCAGCGAGCCTGGCAGCGGTATCAGGAGTGGCTCAGGACGGAGGCCGCCTGTCAGTATTGTAGGCGACAATACAATGCGCGTCCTCGGAATGCCGAAGGGAAGTGTACTGATGTCTGGTTAACAGAGACAGATTGCGGATGTCTCGTCAGGGAACAGCGGGGCGGCGTAGGAAAGACATAAATGATCCCCTACGAGCTGATCATCCCCTCAGCCTCCCGACCCCATCTGCTGGAGCCCACCCTGCGGACGCTCCTGCAGTACGTGGATCAGCCTCCTCAACGCATTCTGGTCCATGATGACGCAGTGTTTCCAGGACAGGTGGCAGCGGTGCAACGGATCGTGGAGGGGCTGTCGCAGCAGATAGGGGTCTCGAATCATCTGGGATTCGACGCAGTGCCCATCGGACACGGACCAGCCCTCAAGTGGCTGCTTGATCACGTCCGGACGGAATACGTGCTCTACTCTCAGGACGACTTCGAGACCCTCCGCCCGTTGCCCATCCAGCAAGCCCTGACGATTATGCACCAGCATGGATTGCACCAGATCCGGTTCAACAAACGAGCGACGATGGAGTTCAAGGAGACGGCCCAGGGGCGCTGGTATAAGAAGGAGAAGCATTTCGCGCACTCTCCGATAGACGATGCCTGTATCATTCAGCCCCTCACGGTGTCTGATCATTGGTACTTCCAGACAGGACTCTGGCGGGTGTCGGTCATCAAGCCGATTGTGGACTGGTTCATGACGAACTCTTACGAGTGGCCCTGGTTCCATGAGGGCTGCGAGGACAAAATCAACCGCGCGATGGATCTAGTCTATCCTCCGGCCTTTACCATTATTTTGTCTGACGGGGCGCCATGGCATCAAACGGATCCGGATGTGCGCGCCCAGTATCAGCGCACCTTTATCTGGGGTCCGATCGGGGAAGACCGATATATCATACATCTCGGAGGAGACCCGAAGGACTTCGCCCTTCGACGTCCTAGGCAGGAACTCGGAGGCGGAACGATGAACGAGCTGCGGCAGGAGGATTCGCATGGAACATGAATGTGTCTATCAGGATGCGGTGCTCTGGTGGAAGGCCGAAGCTCTGCTCTGTGCGATGGGGAAGGGAACGCCGATTGATCGGCTCGTCATCTGCGCCGTGATCCCGGTCCCCATTCCCCCTGAGGTGGCCCGGGCACACATGGAACAGGCCCAGACCGCATTGATTGAGACTAAAGCGATCGAGCGCCTATGATCCTCCGCGTGATTCCCTGGGAGCACCCCCCGGCGGACTTCGAGGCGTTCCTGTGGCATGGGAATCAGGAACAGACGATCCGAGATGCTCCCTCCGCGATTCATCGACCGACGCACGCCTCGTTGTTTCGGTTGGAAATGGATGAGGAGACTCGGCGCATGTTGATCGAGGGGAACGATCTCTATCTCTGCATCATTGGCCAGGTCGTTCCCTTCTGCGTGGGGGCGAACCTCGGGGAGATGCTGGAAATGGCGCGGCGGGGGGTATGAAATCGTTGAAGGAGGCCCTGGCCCTCACGGATCCGGAGGCAGTATATCAGGAGATCAAGCAGCGTCGAGCACTCCGGGAGGGCATGGTTGGTACGTTATATCCGAAGATTATGGCGGAGGAAGAGGATCAACTCACAGCGTATCTGGCTCAGTTGCGGAGGGAGAAGGAGAAAGCGATATGAAACGTCAACCATGCCCGGATTGTCAGCGGCCGAGGGGGTTCCGACGATCGTTCGGACTTGGCACCGTTCTCGCTCTCCTCCTGACCGGAGGACTCTGGCTCGTGGCCCTTCCCTTCTATCCGCTTCGGTGTCGGGAGTGTGGGGCGCGATATCAACCGAAGTGGTGGGAGTTTTCATGGCGGTAAGGGCCCTCCGCAGAGGCCAGAGAGGAGGTGAGGAACGATGATGGTATGTAAGTTTCGGTTGTGGGAGAAGTCAGAACGCGCATCGACGTGGGGGACCCCCCCACCGGGGAAGAACCTGGCTGAGAGCTCCGTGCCTGGCCCAGAGCAGGAGCCCCGGGTGACGCTGAAGTTCGCGGCGGTGAAGGACGCGGTGTTCGGGCCATACACGCCGTCCGGCAACCTGGAGATGGCGGTCGTCAAATCGGCGGGCGAGTCCCTGGAGCTTGGAGCGGAGTATCTCCTGACCCTCGTGCCGGCGGAGCAGTTCATCGTCGAGCCGGTGGAAGGAACGGGCCGGATCACGATTCGCCCGAAGTAGCGAGAAGGCCTGGACGGGCTGGGTCGCGTGGGGGAGGATGGCAAGCCCTTCATAGAGCGCCCAGGCCAAGGTTCGGGGAGGCGGAAGGGTAAGGTGATTCTCAAAGGGGTCTGCGAATTTTGTGGAGCGACGACGGTCAAGGCGACCCCGGCGGAGAGGGATACGGTGAAGGCGATGGCAGGGGGAGTGTGCTATCGTTGTAAGCGTCCTATCACGCTTCGCCCCGGTCGGGGACTGAAGGGTCAGATGGAGGCGCCCGTGAGAAATCGGTTTCATCCGGAGCAGCAATGATTCCGTACGATCTTATTATTCCTTCGGCGTCTCGCCCCCATCTGCTTCGTCCAGTGTTGACTTCATTGCTCTCCTTTGTCGATCAACTCCCGCAGCGGATTTTGGTCCATGATGATGCAGCCTTTCCCGGACGTCGGGCCGCGACCCATGATGCCGTGGGGGAAGTGTGTGAGGACTTCAAGATTCCAGCCTGGGTCTTTCACCATGATGACCCCCCTCTGCTGCACGGGCCCTCCCTCCACTGGCTTCTCTCCCGAGTGAGCACGGAGTTCTGTCTCTACTCCCAGGATGACCACGTGGTCGTGCGCCCGCTCCCTATCTCTCGATGTCTGGAGGTGATGAAGCGGCACGCTCTCCAGCACGTGCGATTCAACAAACGGGCCACGATGGAATGGAAGGGGAACTGGCAGAAGCGTGAAGCGCGGTTTCCGATGCTGGAGGGGCCAGAGGAGGTCCTGACCGTCTCGGATCACTGGTACTTCCAGACGTCCCTCTGGCGCGTAGAACGGATTCAATGGATCGTGAACTGGTTCATGGAGTGGCATGGCCCCTCGTTCCGGGAGCACTGTGAGTTCAAGATCAACCACGCCTTCAATCGTCGCATCCCCGAACTCAACGCCCTCGACGCCGTCGGACGTCTTCCCTTCCCCTTGCCTCCCTCCGAGTCGGTGAGTATGAACTCGGAGGTGCGACGGGAGGTACAGCGGACATTCATCTGGGGCCCCATCGGCGACGACAAGTATATCGACCACATCGGGGGAGACCCCAAGGACTGGGCCCTCCTCCACGGACGGGGGGGCATCGGGATTCGGGACTCCCAGGGACCCAAGGAAGCCAGGTGGTGTGAGATGCATCAGCAAGTCTGCACGCATATGTGAGGGATACAGGAGGCTCAGATGAACCTGGATCGAGAGATCATTCAATCAGTCCTGGGGCGCCCTTCGTTGACCGGGCCCGAACTCATTCGGCGGCTGGCTGACGAAGGGTGGCCGAAGGTGGTCGTCCTCCACCCGATCGACTTTATGTCCATCCTGTCGGCGGGGGGCGCCCCCTCCTGCCCCCGCTCGCCGGAGGGGGTGGCGTATTTCTATCTTGCCAACTGTCGGATTGAGTGCCAAGGGCCGGAGGACAAGACCCTGGACCTATCCCGCCCCGCGCTGATCGTTACGCCGACGATTGGGGGCATTGTCCCTCGATGAGCGTCTATGGCGTCTGTTCAAAATGTGGGGAGTGGCCCAGTCTCTGTCAGTGTAATGGGAAACGCTCTGTCCTTCATCGAGTGAAATTCCTAATGTTCATGGTGGTGATGCTCGTAGGACTGGCGGGGCTTGTTTGGATTCTGCTCGGCCCCTCCTCACGCTCTCGGCCAGTGGCGGCTGCTTCTTCTACGCTCTCGTCGAGGACGTTGATCTTCTACACCTCAGGATGTGTGGAGTTGCTCCAGACCCCGGGCGTCGCGCGTCGGTCCTGGTTTAATGGAACCTCCTGGGTGGAGTGCCCCCGCGAACGGGGGGGTAAGGTCGAGGTGGGGACGCCGTGAGTCGGGGCATTCGGAAGATCGAGATTGAATTCGGTGTCCGGATTTCCGATGTCAACCCGACAGAGCTTTCCGGTCTGCTGGAACAACTGGCCGCCTTGGCCTCCAACACCCGAGTGCAGCTTGATGCATCGACCCAGCAGCTCCTGAAGGAGCACGGCAAGCTTCCCCTTGCTTTGGAGACAGCCTCTAGAACGCGGGAACCTTGGGGAATCCTTCAGCCGGAGCTTGAACAGGCGCTTCGGGAGTGTGGAGGGAATGTTCGGGCGACGGCCAAGAAGCTCAAGTGCAGTGCGGCCCACATCTATGCCCTCCGCAAGCGGTATGGGCTCATTCCCAAGGAGACCGTATGAAGATCTTGTATCTGGTTCCCAAAGACGTGTACGAGAAGAAGATGTCTCGGGTGCGGTTCCAGCAGATGGAAGCCATCGACCGGCACTTGCGGGAGAGCACAACTCCGGAGAACCACCTCAATGCGGGTGTGCGCTACTGGGGGCCCGGGTGGGAGCAATGGAGCGAAGGCCAAGATGGGGCCAGAAACGTCGCCCGACGGCTGACGTGGGAGCCAGGAGAGGCTCCTCACCTCGTGATCACTTATCAGATCTCCGGGCTGCGAGGGTGCCCCGTTCCAGTCGGGACTCAGTTCAACGAAGCATTTGATGTCAGCAAGGTGCGGCAATTCGTCTTTGAGAACGACATCCGGTTTGTCGTCTTTCATCATCTGAACGACATTCCGCGATATCGGGGATGGCTGGAAGAGGGGGACGGAACGACGCTTGAGATAGATAGCAAGGGCCAAGTACGGGCGCATCGGACCTTGGCTCATATTCCCCACTGTGCCGATTCGGGAGTCTACCAGGACTACGGACTCGAGAAGGATATAGATGTTCTCGTGGCCGGCAACATGTCCCAGTATTACTATCCCTTCCGGAACCGGCTCTCGCGGATCGCCACGCAGATCCTCCGTAAGCGCGGATATCACGTCGTGGTTCTTCCTCATCCCGGCTATACGCTTCCGCCGAAAGATGGAACTGTCGTGGCGGAGGAATTCGCCCGGATGATGAATCGGTCCAAACTCGTCTTCACCTGCTCCATGCGATATAACTACGCGTTGGCCAAGTACTCGGAGATTGCCCTCTGCCGAAGTCTCCCGGTGGGGGATCTCCCTGGAGAGCGACAGGAGTTCTTCGAGAAAACCATTCTTCGGATAGATCCCTGGATGCTGGACGAGGAGATCCAGCGGATCGTTGAAGGGGTCCTGGATGACCCGGGGGCGCTCGCCTACTTGACGGCTCGGGCGTATGACCTCACCAGCAAGACTTCCACGATGGGAGTCTATGCCGACCAGTTCGTTCAGGCCGCAACCCGTTTCCTAGAAGGACAGCGATGATGCTCGAGTATTTGTGGGACGAATGGCGGGAATCCCAGCGGGGGATGGCGCTACACTATCCCCTGCTCTATGCCATCGTGCGGGGGATGGAAGCCCGCGAGGTGTTCGAGTTCGGGGCGGGGGTCTCGACCCGTGTCATCCTGGATGCTCTGGAGGAAACGGGGGGAAGCCTACGTTCGTGCTCGACCGAGGCAGCCGACCAGATCTGTGGGGGGCTGCTGTACCCCTCCTCGCGCTGGACCCATTTTCAGATGGTGTCGGAAAAAGTGTGGACTCAGATGCCGTCGGACATTATCTTCGATGTCGTGCTTCATGATGGATCGCATGCTGCCCCCGTTGTCGAGGATGATCTTCGACATATTCTGCCTCGCATGGCGCAATTCGGCATGCTACTCGTCCATGATACCCAACACTCCTATTCCGGGAAGGAAGTCCGCCGGGGACTTCTCAACGCACTGCAGGAGGTGGAATATTCGATGACCACGCTCCCCTACGGATTTGGACTGACGCTCGTTCGGATCGAAGGGAGTGACCGGAATGGAAGAATTCATCCTCGGTGGCGCAAGCAAGGAAGCCCTCACGAAACTCTTCCCGTGCGGGTGGGAGGATGATCCCTATCCCGCCGCTTGCTCTAGAGAAGTACCTGAACGAGTTTGTCGCCTTGACGAAGGCCGGTACTTCGGAGTACGCGGTCACGCCGTGCAGCCCCTGGCCGTCGGAGCTCTTCGCCCTCGTCGCGCTTGGGCGATGGCTGGGAATAGATCGGTGGGTGGAAAGCGGGACCTATCTGGGTCAATCGACCTCCATTCTCGCCCAGGCGATGCCCCAGATTCCGGTGATCTCCGTGGAGAAAGACCCAGTGATTGCGCGACAGGCTCGGGCACGCCTCGAACGGTTTCGTGGGCAGGTCTATGTCTGTCTGGGAGATGGAGCAGCGGAAGTTCCTCGGCTCGTCTCCGTGAATCAGACTCCCGTCGGAGTGTTCATTGATGGACCCAAAGGACTGCCCGCCGTGGTACTGATTCAGAAACTGTGGGAGGACTATCCCCAGGTCAGGCTGATCGGGCTGCACGATACCTATGGGTCCGTTCCTGGCCGACCGGTCGCGGCCCGGGCGGCGCTGGACTGTTTCGGACTCTGGAGTAAAGAAGGTCGGGGATGGGCGACCGATGATCCGGAGTATGTCGCGGCCTTCCGGTATCTCGATGAGGGGATGCATGATCGCCATCGCCCTTCGTCCGGGGTAACGGGATGGCTTCCCTATACCTGGTTCCATGACGGAAAGCCGTGGAGCATGGTCAGTTACGGACCGACCATTACCTTTCTCCTACGGAGATAGACACATGGCACAATTCGTGCGTACTGAGTGGGCTGGGTTTGAAGCCATCCATCGGTATGAGGACTTAGCCGTCATTGCCTCGGTCCTTCGAGAACAACGGCCGGAGGTAGCGATTGAGCTCGGGACGGCGAAGGGGGGGTTCGCGGCCTTTCTGGCGCATCATCTCCTGGAATGGGGAGGACAGGTGCTGACCCTGGACGTCGCCCCGGACGTAGGGGAGGCCCAACGGCTCGTGCAAACATATCCAAATATCAAAGTCCTGACTGGGGATGTCTTAGCGGTTCCACATCCTGCGGTCCTGGAAGCCCTGCTCTGGCAGCGTCCCCTGCTCTACTGTGACAACGGAAAGAAAGAGCGAGAACTCCGACTCTATGCTCCCTATCTCCCTGTGGGGGGCATGATCGGGACCCATGATTATGGTACGGAGGTGGGGATGGTCTATGCCGAAGCCCTCATGGAGCAACTCGGGTTTACTCCCCATCGGCACGCAGAGTTCGAGGCCCTGGCTCATCCGGAGTACTATCCCGTCAGCCTGACGCGGTTCTGGCTGCGTCGAACCCTTCCCGAGCCTGAGGAGCCTGTGTGATGAGCGTCCTGCGCGTTATTACGGCGCTCTATGGCACGTCGCACCTGCCCTTTACGCAAGTATTGCTGGAAAGTCTGTATCGGGTCGCGGTGCCGCATGTGGATCTCGTGCACTGGGGACTCTCCGAGGGAGAGTTAAGAAGTCTTTACATGCCCTATTCCACTGTTACTCCGATCGCGCTCTCGCCGGAAGTCGGCGAGGAGTTGCTTCGCCAGACTGGAGATGCTCGGGTCTCGCGAAAACTCCTCGCCTGGGAGTGGGGCCTCGCCCACACTGAGGATGGAGATGGCATCGTTTTTCTGGATGCCGATACCCTGGTCCTTCAATATGGAGGGCATCAGAATCCGCTGGGGTTGCCCTTCGCTCTCTCTACGGCCAGTCTCTTCTATACGGTGCGGGAGGGGCGGTGGCCTTTGAACTCGGGGGTGGTCTTCATGCGGGTCTTGCCGGAGACACGTCTGTTTGTCCGAAGATGGCGAGAGCTTACCGAAGCTATCCTGGCCGGCCCTGAGCGCGATGCGTTGCGGGGGCGGTATGGGGGAGCGGACCAAGCGGCATTAGAGGCGCTGCGGCAACGAGCGCAGATTTCCATGTATCCGCTCTCCGCTCGCGTCTGGAACATGGACCGGTGCGTGCTCTCTCTGGAGGAGACCGCTATCTTCCATCTGAAAGGATGTCTTCCGCTCTTGCTTGGGCAGCGCTCGTATGGGACAGAATATGGGGACGAGCGCACCCCAGAGACATGCGAGCCTTTGTTCACGTTCTGGCGAGAGCTCCGCCGGGATCATCTAGAGCGAGATCGTCAGCCGTGCTGAGTCATTACCCCCCCATCACGCTTGCCAGCATCTTTGTCGGCGATGCGGACTCTCAAATCTGCTGGCATAATGGGGATGCGCACCCCTGCCGCGTGTGCGCCAAAAGATGGGGAGGCTACGTCGGCGACAAAGATTTTGACGTTGACGAGATGATGCATGACGAAGTCTATGCTCGCGTGGGATTTGTAGGGCTTGGTTCTATCGTAAGAGGAGTATCAAAGGAGTATGAATACGAAGATGATCCTGCGAGGGATCTGGACGATGAAAACGATCCAGAGTAATGATCGGCTTGACTCATGCTAGTACAGTGCTTGCGGTGTGGCTGGAAAGGAACGAATCGCCCCGCCCTCTGTCCCCGGTGCCGGTTCGGGTATGGGGTCTATGCAGATCTTCCTCCAGAAGAGGGTGCTCTAATCAGGAAGCAAATGAAATGAAACGCCCCCTTCGGTCCGTGCTCATCGGAGATTGTGATTACTACCCCTCGGAGTTTATCTTTGGCGTTGCACAGGGCATGACGCTCTTCGGGCACTGGCATACGACGATCAATCTTCGACATTCGGTCGAAGTGATCGAGAAGCGCATGAACGAGATTCAACCAGACATTCTCTGGGGGCATATGTTGCTCTGGGCGCCTCGGGAAGCCCCTCCTATCCCCCTGTTGCTGTCCCTCTGTAGTCGGTGGCGGGCTCGGGGGACCAAGGTGCTTCTCCATGACGGAGACGCTCGGGCGGAGACGCGGTTTCCATATAATATTTCCGGAGCCGTAGATGGAGTCCTATGCAATCACACGCAGGATCGGTCGGTCTGGGGTGTGCCCCAGCTGCACTGGCCCTACTTCGCCTTCAATCAACCCTCTCGGGCATCTCTAACGGCGGAGTTCCAATGTGACTTGGCGTTTGCCGGGCGCTTGTCCTTTGAGGGGATTTATGCGGGGCGGACACGCCTCGTCGCGGATCTTAAATCCCGGTTGGGAGAACAGATGAAGCTCTTCTCGGCCGGGGATGGAAACTTCACTCTGTTCCGAACTCCAGAGGTGGCCGCCTCGGCGGGGGCTATCCTCGGATACGGGCGTCCCGAGGCCAAGGGATGGATGGACGTTCGCTGTTTTCAGTATCCGGGGGCAGGCGGGGTGCTGCTCTACGATGGACCGACCTTCGGTCTCCTGGAGCCGGAAGTGCATTATCTTCCCTACGAGAGCGGGAACGTCGAGTCGGTCGTGGCCGCGACCTACCGAGCGCAACAGGTGGGGGATGGGATTCGGGACGAAGCCTTTCGTCATGTGCAAAGTTTTCATTCATCCGTCCCTCGAATACGAGAAGCACTCGCTTTTGTCGGAAAGAGGATAGAATAGGTCTATGAAGGTGTATCCCGTTCTGGATCTGATGGAGCCAGAGAACCTGGTGGGGCAGCATGCGATCTGGAACAACAAACTCCAAGTCAAGGTGCCGTTCCAGTGGGGAGGCCTTGTACAGAAGTATCGGAAACTCGATGAGCCTGCTTATGGGCGAGAGACTATCGGGGAGGAGGTCGCCCTGCTTCAGGCGCTTGCCGCCCGAAAATGGGCGCCCCCCGTGGGAGACTGGGTCTTCTTCGAGACGGTGATATCGGAGCATCCGGGAGTCCGATGGGCCGATCCGTTGGGGGCGATCGGATACGAGATGACTGATGCCCACACACTTTCGTCTGGAGAGTTCTCGCTCAGCAACTTTCGGACCTCAGGGCTTGTCGAAGGCTCTCCTGGGGCCTGGGGAGATCTCGATAAGCCCGGGAACATTGTAAATGGGTATCTCGTTGATGTGCGGCGTTCCTGGTGGGATCATCTTCGATATGTGGGGCCGATTCCCCCGATTCCCTCGCATGTCGAAGATCGAGACGCCCTCGTTCGTGATCTGCAGCGGAATGGGCAGTTTCCTTTTCATCAGCGCACTCAACCTTACCAAGAATATCTCCTTGACAATGTCTGGCATCTGGCGGAGCGGGACGTTCCTGCCCGAGCGATGAAATTAAGCTTCCTTCCAGGACCGGGGGAGTCGGCCCTGGATCTTGGGTGTTGCACGGGGGGATTTCTCCAGTGGGCGGCAGCCCGAGGAGCTGGCCCTCTTGTGGGGGTGGACGCACAGCCGGAGTTTATCAACTTGGCTCGACGTGTGGCTCGGGCCAACGGATGGAACATTTGCTTTTGGGATCGGGATCTGTCTCAGAACTTCCATGCCCTCGTCGACTGGCTCCAGGGATATTTTCCCCTGGGGATTGACCACCTGCTCCTCTTGAGTATGGGAAAACATCTTCGGGAAGGGGCGCTCTGGCGGTGGGTCGATGCGCTAAAGGCTCGACACATCTACTTAGAAACGAATGCCCAGCATGCCGGGGGGCCCTATCATTACTGGGAAGAAGTCCAGGCGCGCGGAGGGCAGGACCTAGGATTTACCGAAGATCGCAATCTTCGACGAATTTACCGGATTGATCGTTGATGAGTGGACCCTCAAGCGCTCGCCCCCCGTTGATTAAACATCCTGGGTTTCCGAAGGATTTGCCTTGTCTGGGATGGTGCGGAAAGACACGTCGGAGTACGGGACCGGAAGATCGGTACTGTGATCATTGCCGAAAGACCAAAGAAGATCGGGCTCAGGACATGCCCGAGGCGGCTCTCTACCAGGCGAACAGTTCACTGAGGAGGAGGAACCACGACGATGCCCCCTAAGCCACGAGTGCCGAAGCCTCCGTCGCTCCGATCCCTTCGGGAGGAACTCAAGAAGGCGGACATCCAGCTGGCGTTGGAGCAGACTCGGTATGCGGAGAAGCTTCTTCATTCCGTGCAGGAGCAGACCTCGAACGTGGTGACCGATACGGATACCGATGGACGATGGACCAAGATCTCCGAAGAGGGGAAGCTGGCAACGGCCAAAGATCTGGGGGGGCTTCTTCAGGATCGGGATGTTTCGCGTCGGCAGTGCTACCGCGCCTGGCGCTTGGACCCCCATGCCCGGGGCGTCCTACGGCATTTCCAGAAGTTCATTGTGGGGCGGGGCGTCGGACTGGACTTCGCGGATCAGGTACGGGGTACCTGGGATGATCTCGAAGCCCCTGTGAAAGTCACGCCGAGTGAGGAGGAAGAGTTCGTCACGAAACTCGTCTGGGATGAGTTTGACCGCCGGAACCGCTTTCGGGCTCGGGTGAAAGAGATCGTTCTCCGACTCTTTCGAGATGGCGACGTATTCATTCGCAGGTTCACGGGGCCCGGGAAGGGGAAAGTCTCGGTTCGGTTTATCGAGCCTGAGAATATTCAGTCCCCTCCTGGCAAGACCGAAGGTAAGACGATCCTCCCAGGGGATTCCCTCCAGGTGGAAAAGAAGACGGAGATCCGAGAAGGGATCGAATATCTCCAGGAGGATATCGAGACCGTTGTGGCCTATCATGTCAAGATGAGCGGGGACTCGGAACCAAAACGGATCGAAGCCAAAGACATAATCCATCTTAAGTGTCTGGCTGATGCGAATGACCTGCGGGGGATTCCGCTCTTGGAGTGCGTGCTCAAAAAGTTCACCAATTATGAACAGTGGGAAGAATATCGCCTCATTCTTAACAAGGTGCGGACCGCCGTCGCCCTGATTCGGAAGGTCGAAGGCACGGCAACCCAGGCACAGTCCATCATCCAGGGACGTCTCCCCGCTCGCGCGTCCCCGGAAGGCCGAGAGCCCCAAACCGCCTCGGGGCAACGGGAGGTTATGTTCCGCCCCGGAACGATTCTGACTCCAGGCCCAGGGGTGAACTATGAGTTCACCTCCGCGAACTTGAACGCGCAGGATGCCGCCCATGACGGACGCAACATTCTTTTGTCCATCGCCGCGGGGTTGGGTATCCCAGAGATGCTCGTGACAGGAGATTGGAGTAACGCGAATTACGCTTCCACGGTCGAAGCGCGCTCCCCGGCCGTCCGGGAGTGGGAGGACTGGCAGGAGGTCTTTACTCCTCCCATCGAGCAGATTGCCCGCTGGGTCTTGGACGAAGCGGTGGAGGGGAAGATCCTTCCCGCCGAGACCGATAAGAAAGTGACCCTTCGGTGGCCTCCCATCATCCACAAGGATGAAGCCGTGCAGACCCAGCGCCTGGCCACGCTCAACGCGGCGGGGTTGCTCTCCAAGACGACCTGGGCTGCGCTGGAAGGATTCATCTGGGACGACGAGTTGGAGAACCTGCGGGACGAGGGAGAGGGAATGGGCGAGGGGCTCCCTCCAGATGATGAAACAAGCATGGAGGCTCGGTCCCAGCGAACGCACAAGGCGCTCAAAGCGCTAGGAGAACTTGAGGAGACCTTCCGCGCCCTGAAGGCAGAGAATCCCTATCGAGAACTGTTGGAGCAGACAATCAACTATACGCGAAAGTCCTTAGGTCTCTCGGAAGTCAAGAGCCCGTGAGCGGGCTCCTCCGAGCCGGTGTCGTTGGGGCGAACGCAGAGTCCTTTCCCCTGTTTCGATGCCCTGGGTGCAAGCTGTCGGGACTCATTGACGAGGATCAGTATTACGGACGCGTCAGTATCGAGTGCGGATGTGGCTGGCACGTGACCAAGGATTGGAGCCAGGATGGGGGCCCGCTCCGTTAACGAGCGCCTGCGGAATCTGCTCCTCCGTCGCGCGGTCGAGCGCGTGCGGACGGAGAATGCTTGTGTTCGGGAGGTGTCCAAGGTCTGGCGTCAGATGCGAAAGGAACTGCCCCTGTATGTCAAGGAGGCAGGACTTTTCTCCGGGGCCAAGTTGGGACAGTCCGGATTCGTCGTGGATTATCGTCAACGCCTCCAACCGCTTCTAGACAAGATGCAGACGCGGCTCTGGGCCCACATGAAACAGATTGCGGCCTGTGTCGGAGCGGATCTTCCTCGTATCGTGGAATACGAGTTGCGGACCCTTCCGAAGGAGATTGACCGGGTCCTTGCCCAGGCAGAACAAGAGGGGCAGGAGGGGGCCACGCGGGTCCCAGACGGGAGTTTTGGGGGGGTCCCCTTGGGGGAGGCCTCCTTCAAGTCAGGATTCAAGTCTCTGACGTTCGATGCCCCCCCCGTACTTCAAGCGTCAGAGTTGTTGGCCTCTCCTCTGGGAGGGGCCTTCTACGAAACGTCGTTCGGGGACTTGGCCCAAAGTGTCTACCGGTCCTTGCGGAACACCCTGACGACTGGGCTACTGACGGGGCAGTCCGTCCCCCAGGTAGCGCGGGGGATCGAGGGGGTCTTGGCCAACAAACGATGGGAGGCGGAGCGGATCGTACGCTCGGAGTTCGTTCGGGCCGGGAACCAAGCCGCCCTCCTGACGTATCAACAGAATGAGGATCTCTTGTCCGGGGTACAATGGCTCTCCACCTTGGACAAGCGGACCTGTCTTCTTTGTGCCAAACTGGATGGACAAGTGTGGAAGGACTCGACGAAGGCCAAGATCCCCGTGACAAGCACCCATCCGAACTGCCGGTGTACCTTGATACCGGTCCTCAAGGATGCCGAAGCGTTGGGCCTACCGACTGATCCTGGCACACGAGCCTCCTTTGATGGACAGGTCGCAGCGACGGTGACATACAAAGACTGGTTCAAGGATCAAGATGCAGCACTCCAGAAAGAGATTTTAGGCCCATCGCGATACAAATTATTTAAGAAGGGGGACTATCTCCTGAAGGACTTCGCCGGGACGCGAGGTATTACAGCAGTCGCGGATCTCTTGAAGAAACTATGAAACCCGTCTATCGCCCGTCCGAGGTCGCCCGGTTGGCGGGCGTGTCCGTCCATACGATCTACCGTCTGATCGGAGATAAGATTCTTGTGGCTGTGAACATGCCGGGACGACGAAATTCTCGTCGCCCCACGTATCGAATCTATCGGGTTGATCTCATCGTCTTCCTGAAGGAACGGGGAATGTCGGATGTTCGGATTCAACAAATCCTCTCGTAACCTCTCATAACCTTTCCTAGTTTTTAACGAAATCCCTTGTCTCTTCTCTCTATACGTCCGTAGACTGGAAGAAGGGAACAGACTACGATGACGATGTCTTCCCTAAAGAGAAAGAGGGATAACGGATGAAGAAAACTCGCCCGTCAGGAACGTCCCTCCTCGAAGCCTACCATTCTGGGTCCTTCATTCCCTCTAGTCAAGACGGAGAGTTGTCGGCCGAAGGGCTCATCTGCGCGGCCCAGCACGCCGTCGACGAATACCATAAGATCGAGCATGGCACGGGAAACGGAATGATGTATTCCCACGCCATGCTGGTCGTCGCCACCTTTTCGGATGCGCTCATCTATGAGTACGAGGGCAAGCTCTACCGGATCGGCTACGCTCTGGATGGGACGGAGGTCATGCTCGACGAAGATCCGGAAGAGGTTATCGCGGAGTTCGTTCCGGTCGAGGGGAGCGAGGGGCTGTCTGAGGCGGCCCTGGCGGAAGTCATCCGAAAGACCGGCGAGACCTGGGTGCTTCGCTCCAAGGACGGGACCAAGGTCCTGGGGAAGTTCAAGTCCCGGAAGGGGGCTGAACGCCGGGAGCGCCAGATTCAGGCCTTCAAGCACATGAAGGAAGCGGGGGAGCCCGAGTCGGTCAATCTGGCCGAGGTTTTCGATGACCTGGTCGCCATTCGCCAGGGGAAGGTCAAGCTCGAGTTCGTGCCCGGGCTGCTCCAAGAAGCCGATGCCAAGGGGAGCATCGACGCCCTCGTGAAGTGGGCGGGAGGCGAGGGTTTTCGGGGGTGCGTGAAGCACCTGACGGGGAAGGAAGGAATTTCCGACGTTCCCCGCCTCTGTGGCTGGCTCAAGGCGCGTGCTCGGGAGGCAGGATACCTCAAGGAGAGTCAGGAGTTCCAGGAAGGCACCCTCCTTCGAGAAGTCCAGGCGACCGGGATCCTTCGCGAGGCGAAGCTCAACAAGACGGGGCGGGTGATCGAGAATACGGTCCTCATTACCGCGGAGTCGGCCAATGGGCCGCACGGAAAGCGCCGGTACTCGGATGTCGCCCTCAAGCAGATCGCCCAGATGGCCGAAGGGTTGCCCGCGTACGTGAACCATGTCGAGAAGGACCAAGCCTTTCGTCCGCGGGATGTGAAGGATCTCATTGGGCGACATCGGAACGTGCGATACGAGCCCACGCGGCACCGCATCGTGTCGGATCTACATGTCTTGGAGCACCAAGCTCCCTGGGTGTTCTCCCTGGCGGAGGACTTGCCGGATGTCGTCGGGAATTCTCTCGTCTCGCGGGGGTTGGTCCGGATGGATGGAGACACCGAAGTCGTCGAGGAAGTGGTGGCCCTGCGGTCCGTGGATCTCGTGTCGGACCCCGGAGCAACCAAAGGCCTATTCGAACATCGAGAGGCGTGGCGGCACCGGGCCGCCCCCATACCCCCTGGAAAGGGAGGAGGAGATGACATGGAGCTGAAAGAGGTGCAAGAGTATCTGAAGAAGGCCGACGAGGCCGTGCGTGGGGTCCTCATGGAGACCCTGGCCGGACCCCAGCTCAAGGAGAGCGCCGGCAAGATCAAGGAGCTTCAGGAAGCCAACCTCGCCCTCACCACGAAGGCTGGGGAGCAAGAGAAGATCGTCGTCGAGCTGAAGGCCAAGGTGTCTGGGTTCGAGGCGGCCGAAGCGCAGCGCCAGAAGGCTGGTCGGCTGGACAAGGCCCTGAGCGAAAGCGATCTGGGCAAGAAGTACAAGGCCTCCCCCCTGGCCATCTCCGAGGAGTTCCGGGAGATCCTGCTCGGAACGGACGAGACCAAGTGGACCAAGCTCATCGAGGACCGGGTGAAGATGCTGGACGCGGCCACGGCGACGGGGCCCCGGTCCGACGGCAAGATCATCCAGGAAGGAACGGTTCCGGCGGACGCGCACGCGCAGATGCTGCAGGCGCTGCGCTAGGTCTACACTCTGGGCGGCAGTAGCGGTACGGCTAACCGCGAACCCCGCTGATAAAGGAGAACAAACAAAATGGCCAACGTGATGCGAAAGCGGTGGGACCTGAGGGCCAATCCGGCGTGGATTCTGGAGTTCCGGGTCCTCGACGCGACGGCCGTGGAAATCGGAGATCTGATGTGGATGGACCCGGGCGCGATCAAAGCGTCGCCCAGCAACGATGTCAAGCCGGCCTCCCATGCGGACCTCTGGACAGGCTCGCTGGCCGGGACGCAGGGAAAGCTCGCCGAGCACTTCGTCGGCGTGGCGATGGAATCCAAGGTCGCCAGCGACGGAAAGCTGACGTGTCGGGTGGCCTGTCGCGGGGTCTTCGGACTCCCGGTCACCACGGCGACTACCTTCGACCAGGGGGATCTGATCGCGGGGTCTCGCAATGGCGGCCTCAACCTGTTGCACGCGCAGCAGGCGGACAAGATCGCCGATACCCCCGTGAACAAGGGGTTGGCCATCGGCAAGGCCACCAAACGGTATACTACCAACGTGTCGGTGATCGAGACGGAGATCGGGGGACAGCCGGTCGCCGGCGGCGGGTGGAAAGCCTTCCTGTCGTCCTAGCGACGCCCTGACACTAACCCCCCTGTCTGGAGAAGAGAGGGGAAGGAGGAGGAGAGACGCACATGAGGCGCGAAGACATCAAGTCCATGGTGAAGACGTGGGGGCTCAAGGGGTTCGTCAGCGTGCTGGCGGATCTCCTGGAGGGCAAGGACCAGCAGGGGAAGACGATTCCCAAGCTCGCCCCCGAACGCGTCTCCCTCCGAGGGCTCTGGGAGGCGCTGGTCGGACCGGTCGAGGAAACTCTCGATCTGGGGCGGAACACGGGGCGATTCAACTATGTGGAGATCCAGGAAGCGGTCGAGTCCACCGCCTTTCCCTCGGCGACCGGGGTGCTGATCGCGGCCAAGGTCATCGAAGGCTACGACATGCCGGGCATGATCGGGGACCAGTTGGTCACGGTCATGACCTCCAAGCTGAAGTCGGAACGGATCGTTGGCATGACCTCGCTGGAGGGCCCCAAGGAAGTCGGCGAGGGGATGCCGTACGATGAATCGTCGTTCGCCGAGAAGTACGTGACCACCGAGACGGCCAAGAAAGGCCGCATCCTGGAGATCACGGAAGAGGCCATCTACTTCGACCAGACCGGACAGATCCTGCTGCGGGCTGGGCGTCTGGGGGAGATGACTCGCGAAGAGCGAGAGCTTATCATCCTGGGCGGCGTCGTGGATGTGGCCGGGGCCACCGATCTGGTGGTAGCCGGGGTGAAGTTCCGTCCCGTGTATCGTCCGGGAGGCGTAGCGGAAGCCCTCTACTCGGCGGGGAACAACAACCTCCTCGCCACGGCTACCCCCCTGGTGGACTGGACCGATCTCGACGAGGCCATGCAGTATCATGCAGAGAATGTCCGGGACGATCGGGCGGTCTCTGGGGAGCGGCTCCCCATCATCTTCATGCCGAAGATCCTGCTCACGTCTCGGAAGAAGGCGGCGACGGGGGCGCGAATCATCAACGCGATGGAGGTGCGGTCCGGAGACATCACCGCCGGGGCCGGGACCCAGACGCTGACCTCGAACCCCGTGGGCACTCTGGCCCCGGGCCTGAAGCCTCTCTCCTCCCCCTTGCTGGACTATCTCGCCGCGCTGACAGGGGCGCAGTACGACGACTCCGATGACTGGTTCGTGGGCGATCCCCAGAAGCAGTTCATCTGGCAGGAGATCTGGCCCCTCCAGACCTTCCGGGCCCCGTCGGATGACGAGTCTCGGTTCCGTCGGGACGTGGTGGCGCGATACAAGGTACGCTACTACGGGGGCATCGCGGCTATCGAAGAGCGGTACTTCGTCAAGGTCAACGATACATAGGTCGGCGCTTCCACTGGGGGAATGGCTCAGGGGAGAAGTTCTTCTCCTGAGTCATTGTCCTGAGTTAGTTCGAGGGGAGGGCCCGTGAGCTTTACGTATACCACCTCGCCCGCTGGGGCCAAAGACAAGGTCCGAGGTACTTCTTCCTGGGCCAAATCGTCTAGGCACAGGGCGAAAATCTCTGCGTCGAACAAAGCAACGAAAAGGAGCCCTGAAGGACGCAGGCGCATAGAACAGGCGAAACTGCGCATGCGCGCTTTTTGGCGAAGCCCTGAAGGACGAGCGAAACGAGCGGAAGCAAACAGGAAAACCTGGCGAGATCCTGCAGCCCGACGGCGGCGGATTGCGGGGATGACAAAAGCCTTACACCGACCAGAGGTTCGCCGTCGGCACCTTTTAGCCATTCGACGAAATGCTAAAACCGTAAGTAGATTAGTCATCCAGCTGGTCAACGCAAGAAAGAAGGGGGACAAAGCTCTACATGAGTTTTGGCGGACAAGAATCAAAGAAGGAAAGTCTACCTCAGAATCCAGAAAACGTCACTCAAGGGCTTCTAAAAGGCGATGGAAGAACCCAAAGATTGCGCACCGAATGATTCAAAGTATGCAGCTGGCGCCTAACCACCTTGAGCGTAAGGTGTTGGGTGTTCTAGTCTCCGCGTTTCCTGAGGCGGGGTGGAAGTTTAACAATGGGCAAGTCATTGCCGGGAAAATTCCTGATTTTGTTCGGTCTGATGGAGTACCTCTGGTTGTTGACGCATTTGGTGACTACTGGCATAGGAAAGACATCCCATCAACAATTAGAAAGCGCCAAGATGTGTTTAGGCGAGCGGGTTATCGCCTAGTTGTTGTGTGGGAGCGGGAACTCCGAGTTGGCTCCCAGAACTTACTCCGCCAGGTGCAGCGCGCAGAAAGAAAGGTATGCCGTGGGGTTTAGTTATAACTCTGACTCTCCTGGAGCACGTGACAAGGTGCGTCTCGTTATTGGCGATACATCCTCGTCTTCATTTGTTTATGAAGACAGCGAGATAGATCTCTTCTTGTCTCTCTGGGGCCAAGACGTCCACCTGGCCGCCGTCCAAGCCATCCGCACGCTCGCCGTGGACAAAGCCAAGATGGCGATCTACTACTCCGTGAATGGCTTCTCCATGAATCGCACGGGGGTCGCGGACAAGCTTCTGGCCATCGCGGACGCAATCGAGAAACGAGCCGTGGCAGTCCCGTTCGAGTATGAGAGCGTGCTGGAGTACTTCGTGGATGAATATGGGCGAGACAGTGGAAACTACCTTGACACGGAGGTATCTGGGTGAAGCGCGGCACCCTGGCCGTCATCAATCGGGGATGGCTGTCGGATGGGCTTGTTGGCTGGCTTTATGCCCAACCGGAGGACTTGCATCTCGTCCGACCCGTCGGACGAGAGATCGCGGCGCAACGAAATCGCGCGGTCGAGGAGATGCAAGGGGATTGGCTCCTGTTCGTGGACTCCGACTGTATTCCCCCTCCGCGCGCCCGTCTCGATCTTCTTCTGCGAGGACTCCCCCTCGTGGGGGGAGTCATCCTGGAACGGTCCTCCGAGTTTGAGGTCTGTGCGGTCAAGACGTTTGAGCCAACGGAGCGATACCGCCTGGAGGAGCTTCCTTCTCAGGGGATCATGCCCGTTCTTTCCCTGGGGACCGGATGCCTCCTTATCCGCAGGGAAGTCCTGGAGGCTATCGGATCTCCCTGGTTCCGGGTGGGGCAGCTCGTGTCAGATTGCTTGACCGAGGATACGGACTTCTGTCTCCGCGCCGCCGAACGAGGATTCCCTGCCTTCCTGGACTGTGGGGTGCGGGTGGGGCATGAAGTCTCTGGCGTCCTCTGGCCGCATGAGGAGGGATCGAAGGCGATTCAATGGGAAGGGGCGCCCTATCGACAAGCCCTGGAGGTTCCCTCGGAGGTTGAGGCACGTGAATGCGCCAGGAAATAACAGATTTCTTGAGCACGACCGAAGTCGCGGACATCGAACGGGACGTCAGCGATCTGATGGACGATGTGCACCTTTCGGTCGTCCTGACGTATCGGGACTTTCTCTCCATGACGCGGACGGTTTCGACGGGAGCCTTTACCCCCGCGTATCAGGATACGCAAATCCGGGGCATCCGGAACGAAGTCTCGGCCCGCGAAGTGGCGGCCGGAGCCGGGCTCTATCAAGTCGGGGATATTGCCTTTCTGGTGGCCCAGTCGGACTTGCCCAATGTGACGGCGCCCGTGCGGGAGGACCGGCTCCAAGTGGAGGGGACGACCTATGAGCTGGTCCACTGGAGCGGGGACCCGATTTCGAGGCTATGGCGCCTGATCGCACGACGGGTGAAATAGTGACCGACATCGGCAAGGGTACGATTGCGGTTCTGCAGCAGGGGAGCATTCACCCGGATCTGACCACCTGGCTGGAGCAACTTCGGGAGCGGTATCCCGGACGTCTTTATACCCCCAAGCCCCGAGGCAATCAGATTCCGAGACAACGAAATCTCGCCGTGGACCATCTCTGGGGGGATTGGCTTCTCTTCGTGGATGCTGACTGTGTCCCCCCGCCCCACGCGCTGGAGGATTTGCTCGGAGCCGGGGAACTCCTCGTGGGAGGCGTTGTCCTGGAGCGGTTTGCTCCCTTCTGGGTCGCGGCGATCAAGTCTCTCGATCCTCCGACCAAGTGGACCGTGGAAGAGGTGCCGGCCCGCCTGGGGCTTATTCCGGCCGAAGCCTTGGGGACGGGGTGTCTGCTCATTCGTCGGGAAGCGTTCACTCGGATCGAGGCCCCCTGGTTCCGATGTGGGCAGATCGTGCCGGACCTCCTGTTAGAGGACACGGAGTTCTCCTTTCGCGCCAAGGCCCAAGGGATTCAGCCCTGTCTACATTGTGGGGTCCGGGTGGGGCATGAAGTCCGAGGGATTGTCTGGCCCGGGCGCGACGGGCAGCGCTGGGTGCAGTGGCCCGGACCAATCGACACCCGAGAGCCGATGAACGCGGAAGAGGAATCCCTGACGTGAACGAGAACAAGAACGGAATGAATGGATGGCTAAGACGGGCGCGGGCCCTCTTGGAGATTGCCCAACAGCCGGGGAACCTCGCCATTGTGCTAATGAGCTTCATGCTCGGGATTTTCACCGGATGGATTCCTTCTCCCTTGCTGACGATCAAGACATCGTTGGAACATCATGACTCTCGGGTAGATCGGCTCATCGAGCAACGCCTGCGTCTGGACAGTAAGCTTGTGGAGGTTCTGGAGGGATTGTCTCGGGAGGTGCGGGATCAGAACCGGCGAGATCGCGTCAAAGAGTGTTCGCAGTATAAGGACGTCGATCTTAGGAAGAAGTGTCTGGAGCCATGAGCCCCGTCTTCTCTGCCCTGGGCAAGCTCGCGAACATTGAAGGATCACTCCGTCAGTACATCGTGGATAATCTCAGCGGCACCTTCTCGTCTGGGAACGCGATCGACTTCGGGGGCGGAGAACCCTTCGATGATACTCAGCATGCCGAGTGGCTTCAGGTGCGACTACTCGAACCGGCCCGCCCGGACGTGATGCTGGGTCCCCGCGACCCGGACGGACTCCTGGCGCGGGAGTATTTCGTCATGGTGAACCTGAACATCTTCATCCGCCCTGCCAAGGTCGCGATTCCCAACTCCTTGCGCCTCCAGACTCTTCGGGACATTGTCGTACGATACTTTACCCCGAACACGAAGATCAGCGTCAAGGACTATGCGGGGGATTCCGCGACCCTGGGGCAACTCCTCTTGGATCGAATCGACGCGGACCGATGGGTGCCGCAGCCGACGCTGCAGGATCAACTTCTTCAATGGAACTTCATCTTGTCCTTCCGCTGGATCGAACGATGGGAGACTTTCTAAGATGAAAGACACGGACAGCATCTTCAAAGGATTTGCCCCAGAAGTCGCCGTACAACCAGGAAACCCCGAAACCTTGAAGTATGGGAAAATCTGGGAGTTTTCAGAGTATCGGAAGATCGCTCCAGGAGAAGAGCTCGCCCAAGTCTTTCTAGCTCAAGCGCGCCCCCGCGCAGGAGCTTCAGTGATTGACTTCGGGTGCGGCACAGGGCGTGGGGCGCTGATGCTGGCGCTCCTCGGGCGAATGAAGGTCACCATGATTGATTTCGTCAACAACTCTCTCGACCCTGACGTCCGTGAGGCCCTGACGACCCAGGCGCATGCCCTCCGGTTCGTCAAAGCCGACTTGGAGAAGCCCATTCCCGTCGCCGCCGAGTACGGGTATTGCACTGATGTCATGGAGCATATCCCTCCTGACAAGGTAGACCAAGTCCTCAACGCTATCCTCCATGCCGCACGGCATGTCTTCTTCTCGATCTCCACGATTGAGGATGCCTGAGGGGCGCTGATCGGAGAACCCCTCCACCTCTCGATTCACCCCTACGCCTGGTGGGTGGAGAAGTTCAATCAGCGGGACTGCATCATCCACTGGTCCTATGAAGCAGACGGGGTCTGTCTCTTCTATGTAACCGCCTGGCAGGATGCCCAAGCTGTGGTAGACATCGGGGTGCTCAACATCACCGAAGAGCAGATTCGGACCAACGTTCGCCACAACATTGCCGGAGGGTGGACCCAAGTCTCCCCCCATGAGAAGAACGAGATCGAGGTGATGATCCTGGGCGGAGGTCCGTCGCTGACGGACTTTGAGACAGACATCCGACAGAAACTGGCGGAGGGGGTGAAACTCGTCACCCTCAACGGGGCGTACAACTGGGCGGTGGCGCGAGGGCTCGTGCCCCTCAACCAGATCGTCGTGGATGCGCGGCCCTTCAACGCACGGTTTACGAAGCCGGTCGTCGAGGGATGCAAGTACTTCATTGCCTCCCAGTGTGACCCCTTGGTGCTGGATGGGCTTCCTCCGGAGCAGACCTATCTCTGGCACACGACAACCGAGATGATTCGCGACATGCTCCTGGAGCAGTATCCGCTCTGGTGGGGGGTGCCCGGAGGGTCCACCGTCCTCCTCCGAGCCATTCCGCTCCTGCGCATGCTGGGGTTCTACAAGTTCCATCTCTACGGATGCGACTCGTGCCTCGGGCCGGGAGACATTCATCACGCCTACGCTCAGCCGGAGAACAACAGCGAAGCCGTGATCTCCATGGTGCTGAGTGCCAATGGGACGTTGGCACCGGCCGCTCTGAACATTCCGGGGGAGATCTTTTCCTGCTATGCCTGGATGGTCTCCCAGGCCCAGGAGATGATGTCCCTGATCAAGTTCTTGGGAGACGAAATCCAACTCGAGATTTACGGAGAAGGGCTCTTGGCGCACATCCTGAGAATGGGGGCTACGGTGGCAGAGGAGGCAGAGGAGTAGCAGTGGACCTTCCTGTCTGGGTCCAGGAGGAGATTCGGCAATTCGACCCTCCGGCAACGGGGAAGGTTGTCATTGTCATCGAACGCTATCAAGGAGGCGTAACTCAGATTGAAATTGGGGGATCAGTGCGGGTCAAACCCCGCAAACCATCATGATTTTTAACGGGCAGTTCGCCAACGGCATGAAGCCCCTACTGAACCCAACTACTCTGTTGGGAGGGAGGACTTCATGGCCGCCGGCACATGGAAGATTTACGCTCGCTTGGGCTAGCCACACAGCAATGTGTGTCTACAACGGCGTGAATTGCGGGAACCCTACAGCTGAGAGGCCAGGGGAATCCGCAGCCAAGCCGCTCAGGAATGGGCGGAAGGTTCAGAGACTAGAGGAAGTAGACCAGACCGGTCGAACCCTCCACGAGCGCGCCGCATCCCCATGCAGAGGATGATGAGATAGTCCCAGCCTCCGTGGAAACGCGGAGTGGCCGGATAAAGAGCCGGTCGAAGTCAAGAGTTGAAAGCGAAGAAGTATATCGGCAACGGCACCATCACCCTGGGGGCGGGCGTCTTCAAGATGGCCCTGCACCGAGCCTCAGCATCCGCCGCGATTCTCGTCCTCTCGACGCGCTCGACCTGGGCGTCGATTCCGGGCGAGATTTCAGCCGTCGGAGGCTACGTGGCGGCTGGACGCAACCTCGTCCCGGCCACTGCGCAGTGGACCGTCGGCGCGTCTACCAAGCAGTACAAGTTCACCTATACGACAGCTGGACTCGTGTTCACAGCGTCCGGGGCGTCCTTGAGCAACATCAAGTACGCGGTGATCCGGAACTCCACGGGTGCCGGTGCTGGCAAGGTGCTGTGCTTCTGCACCCTGTCCTCGGCCGCGTTCACCATTACGTCGCCGAACACGCTGACGATTTTGCCGGCGGCAACAGGAGTGTTCACGCTGGCCTAAGTAACGCTCTCTTGGAGAGGCAAGCGTGCATGGTAAGTTCCGACGCTTCGTTCTGGTCTGGCTGGGCGGAGTTCTGCTGATGGCCTTCGGGGCAGCGACGGCACAAAATGACGTGACGAATCAATCTATCCCTGCCGTCACGCAGCCAGCTCAGAGCGGAGACTCCTATACTGATCCGGTGTTCGGTACGAAAATCATCCGTCTCACGGGGCCTGCACTTGTGGACATGAGCCACGCTCCCTATGCCTACTGGCCGGTCTGGTCAAAGAACTCCGACTTGTTGTGGGTGCAGACGTGGCCCTTGGGCTCGAACGGGGGTGGGAGCGCCACGGCTTCTCTTTTTGATTGGGCGAACGACCTCCCATCGAACATGCGGGCGCTCCAGACAAGCGGAGCCACGTTGGTCCAAGAAGGATTGATCTGGAGCCGCGTGACCAACAACAAGCTGTGGGCCTTCACGATTGCCAACCTCAATCTCTATAGCTTAACTGCGAACGGGGCCGCCGTTGTGGATACCGATCTCACGGCTCGCGTACAAGCGGTGTTTCCGACGGCCCATCATTTTTGGCAGATGACGATTGGAGGCAACGACCAGTTCTTCGCCTTCACGGTGAAGAATGGTCCAGGAACCGATCTTGGTGTGGCCGTCTATGACCGGACGAACGACATTCTCTACCTCCGTAATCTCAGCGGATTGACTGGGTTTGACGAGTCTCACTTGACCCGTGGTGGGGAGTATCTGCTCCTTTCAGCCAATCCTGGTCCTGCGAAGATGTGGGACTTTGTGAACAACACCATCACGTCGTTCACGATTATTCAGGCACACGAGGACTTCGGGCCGAGCGCCCAAATGGTCGGAGGCTCTGTGCCAGAAATCTCTGGCCATAACGATGTGTGGGACTTGGCCGCGTTCATCGCCGGAACAAAGACCGAAGATCAGGCCAGCGTGATGGCCTCGAATACGAAGCACTCTACAGCCACGACGACGTGGCCTAACAGACATGCCTCGTGGCAAAACCTCTCGGACGTCGATGCCCAGCTTGTCTACCTGTCCAACTATCTGAGTTCCGATCAGTCGGGGGCTTGGCGACCGTTCTTTGACGAAATCTGGAAGATTTGGACGGACGGTTCGACCCCCATCGGCACCTACGGGAAGTACCGTCGTCTCTGCCATCATCGGTCGCATGCGTGGGGGACCTCGGGCGGGATGGACTACCGCTCGACGCCCAAGGGGAGCGTGAGTCCCGATGGCCGCTATATGGCCTACTCATCCAACTTTCAGAAATCCACTCTCATCGGTAGCAATACACGCGTGGATGTCTATATCGTGAAAATCCCCACCGAAGCGGAGTTCGCAGCGGGGGATTATCTGAGTGGTAGCCCAACCCCGTTGGTTGGGGCATTCATACTGGCAGGAGGAGGATCTGTGCTCGGGTTTGGACTAACCCCAAGGACCCCGTAAATGGCATTCTCATTTGTTCAGGGTCCGGTAGCAGTTCAGGGCGACGATGCGACATCAGTCAACGTGTCATTCGCGTCTTTGCCTGCTATCGGGAGTCTTGTTGTGGTCACGGCAGCGGTCTTTGGTACTCCCACGCTCTCGGTCAGCGACAACCAAGGTCATACCTATACAGAGATTGCTCAACTCAACAACGTGCCGAATACGAAACGGCTGGCAGTATGGTATGTTGTTGTAACGGCCTCCTCGGGCATATTCACAGTAACCGTCACCATTAGCGCCACTGATGACTTCTCGGTGGGGATCAATGAGTACAGTGTCGCGGCAGGACAGACACCGACATTAGAACTCTCCGACACAGCGGCCGCGACCTCTGGAGGAGGAGGCGGAATTATCGGTCCTACTCTGACACCCGCAGGTAATGCACTATACCTGGGCGGGATGACGGTTCGGGTCACAACGTCTTTAACAGCCGACAATGGGTATACGACGCGACAGCAGATCACATCCGAGGCGATCTGCAATATCAGTGTAGTTGACAAGATCACGTCAGGGGCACAGAACCCCCACTGGGTCGTTAGCGTAGACGGGCCGTATGTTGTCATCGCGGCTGCATTTAAGGAGGTCGCCGGAGGTACTTCTCTCACCCCCACGGTGGGGGCTGAAGCCCTTGTTGGAGTTGCCGGAATGATGGGCCTTGGTCTTCCCACCCGAAGTGCAATTCGGGGAACTTAAAAAAGGAGATGTGATGGAACTTTCTGTGACAGTGACCCAAGCCATCACTATCAAGAATGCTTTGTCGGCACAAGCCCTACTCCTGTATGCGAGAAACGGGAGTGACTTGACGAAGGTCGGAGGGATTGCGCTTTTGGACGCAAAGGCGGGACAGATATTCCTGCGATGGGCGACAGAGGGGGACGCCCCAACGGTGACGGCATTATTGACCCAGGTCCCCAATGCAATAGAAGTTGCAGACATTACAGGATAGCCTATGCCAGCCAAACAAGTCATCATACTTTCTAAGCAACCAGGTAGCAGTGGTAATCGGTATGAGTTTGCCCTATGGGCTGATGTGCCAGGAGCAAACCAGCCAGCTTATCGGGACTTCTCGCTTTCCAGCGCACATCGAGGAATTACGCTCACGGAACTGATGGCTCTTCGCATGGGCCAAGTGTACGAGAAAATCGTGACGATCGAGTACGCCCCTGGAACTCCTCAGACCAGCATAGACGCAGACATACAAATCCGATGGGCTGAGTTTCAAGCAGAAGTTAGCGTACTTGTTCCGTGGCCAGACTACGGACGCTACTGGAATGGGACGGTTTGGTCTGCGGGAGCTTCCCCGCCTGATGCCCTTCGTACAGCGGAGGGCATACAACCTACATTCTTTGCGATGACTCCAGTCGTGGGATTCGCAGCTAATCGGTTCCATCTTGTCTTGTTCAATAACTCCGTTTACACGAAAGTGCGAGTGCTTCTCGTGATCGTAATGCCTCAAGCGACCGCAGTCACGGGGGTTCTTCCTTCGGCGTGGGCGCTCCGACGTCGTATTGGGCCTACAACCCTCCCAGTAGGAGGTCTCGTAACACCCGTGTCGGCTGATTCCTTTGATATTATTCCAGGCGGCATTATGTTGCATAGTGTACCGACTACGGCTCCTGCAGGCGGAACCGTACAAGATTTTCTCTCCGTATTTCCACAGCCAGATGAAGTCAAGCTCTCCACGGCTGATGCCCCCACTCTGGCGAGTCAGAGTGTGTTCGGAGGACAAGCAATTTACGATGCCTCGAAGTTTCGACCGGCTATCCCTCTTCTGCTTCGTCCCAATGAAACTCTTGAATTGCAACAGAGTGCGACGGGGGGTACAGGAAACTCCAGGATCTTCTGTATCTTTACAATTGCCGATGAAAGGGCAGGAGCGTAAATGGCTACGATTGCGAAGACGCAAGGTACTTCGCTTATCTCCCTCCAGACACTTGCTTCTGCGGCCGTGATTCTTGGTGCGGCTCAAGATGTGACAACCAAATTGGCCGCGACGGTATTCATCCACGTCGGGCGGACTATCGCTACTGCTCTCACCAACGGGGTGAAGGTGAGGATCGAAGCCTCTGCTAAGGGCTCGTTGGATGGCTATTGGTTTACCCTCGCTGAATTTGTGACGGCGGTTCTCGCTTCGACAACTACAGCCACGTTGACGACGGGGACGACAGTAGGGGATATTGTCCTCCCCATGACTGCGACAGCGGGCATCCTCATCGGCGATCTCGTCTACATTCGAGAGGCGGGCGGAGAAACGAACAGTGAATTTGGCCGGGTGAAACTCGTAACCGCCAACACGAGCGTCACGATAGAAGATGGGACGCTGTTCAACCATACTGTCACAACGACGGGCGTGTGGAGCAAGGCTGAGTTTTTCGCGGCGCAATTAGATTTGACAGGTATCGGACGCATTCGGGTAGTGGCCGATGCCGCCTACGCGGTGAGCGGGCAGACGGTCGTCGTGGAAGCCCTTATGGTCACGGGCGACAGTATCGGGTAATGATCCTCTCCCGAGTCGGGCTGTACACCAAGCCTCCTCCGGGTGTCCAAATCAACTGGTTGCACCCTATCACCAACCAACTGGAGTGGTTGTGGTTATTGAATGAGGGGAGTGGGAACAGAGTATTTGACAAAATAAAGGGTAACACAGGGTCCTTTGTGAATGCCCCTCTCTGGTTGCCCAATAAAGCCGGATTGGCGATCACGTCCAACGGGTCGTCGAGTTACGTGAGTGCGGCAAAAGCCTTTGCTGCGTTTGACGATATCACCTTTTCGTTTCTCTTCTCAACGACCAGCGCTGCCACAGTCAAGACGCTCTTCGGGTGGGTATCAACCGGCACCACGGATGGAGGATGGGTCGAGCTGAACACTAATGAAAGCGGTGCAGCAGCAGCGAACAAGACGTTTTGGTCCATTCGCGATGAAGCTGCGGCAGTCCGTAGGGTCGCTATGACGAATGCGGTGTTATACAACGGGGAGCCACATTGGCTCTCTGTGACTCGTGCGGGCACGGTATCGCTGATGTATATGGATGGCCGCTCGCAGTCTCTCACAACTGGGAGTGGATCTGGTCCAGTTGGGACCATCACACCAAGCCACGCCGTGTTTGTTGGAGCCAGAAATTTGCGAGGTACGGCAGATGAGTTTTCCGTCGTCACCGTGAACATTGCGATGATGCATCGTCGAGTGCTAGGGCCTCAGGAGATTAGGGAGCTTCATAGCCATCCTTACGACCTTCTTCTCTCACAGAGTCCAAGTGTGAAGTATTTCTTGCCGGTGGGGGCGCAAGATAACCCTCGCACACCTCTCGTCGGGGCCGGAGTCCTGGCTGTGGCTGCATCCCGCATGGACTTGGGTGTTCTGACCCAAACGGAAGTGTAAAGAATGCAGCTTAATGGTCTTACTCCTGTTGTCAGCCTTGCAACAATTCTCACTGCGGGAACCGGTGCACTTGGGGTTGCTTCTGGTGCACCGACGCATGATCGTGCTATTGTAAGTGCGGTTGGTACACTGACAGTAGTTGAGGTTGCCCCATCAACCACGACGGACTTCCGCTTGACACCCCAAGTAGGGGTACTTGCGGTGACTTCCAACACTGCCAGCGTAGTGCAGTCTACGATAAGTACGCCACTGGTCGGAGCCCTAACCTACTCGTTCGAGACCCTCACGATCCTGCAAGACAGTATTCGAGGTCCTCCAGTTGCCACGTTAAGTCTCACAGGCAGTACTCCCACGCTCGCCGTGACGGGAAATGTAGAGACTACTCCGTTCACTGGGGTCCTTTCCCTTAGCGAGTTCGCTCCTGCTCTTGTAGTTGGGACACTTCTAACGCCCGAAGCAGGAGAACTGTTCTTTGGGTTAGAGGCAGATGCCAGCCCCTCTCTGATCCCTAACACAGGAGCACTTGCTCTTACAGGAAGCGCCCCAACTCACGACCGGGGAATTCTTGGCGCATCTGGGAGCCTGAGCCTTGGGGAAGTCGCAGGATCGCTGGCCCACGGGACAATCCAGACACCCTCCGCTGGAGGGCTTGGACTCTCAGGAACGACTCCTGGCCTTATCGAGGATGTCCGCGTTACTCCCCTCGTCGTAACTTTGGCGGTGCAGGGGGTTGAACCCTCTCCGTCTCAAGGAACACGGCTGGAGTCTGGGATTGGCTCTCTGGTACTTATCGGAGATGCTCCAAGTCCCCAAACTGATTTACGGCTTACTCCAGCAGTTGGAGTCCTTAGTCTCACGGGAGAAGTCTCTGAGCTCCGGCAAGATAGTCGTCTTACCCCTTCTGTAGGCGCGCTTGTTCTGACTGGGACCGCTTCCACTCTGGGAGTTACTCCGTTTGCGGGCGTACTCACGCTCGATGGGGTTGTTCCAACTATATTCCACGATACGCGCACCACTTTGGACACTGGAGCACTTGCCCTCAGCGGAATGGCTCCGGAACTCTCTCGTGCTGTTGAGGCTATCCCCTCGACAGGGGTCTTAGCGCTCGGAGAAAACGCTCCTTCTCTTGTCGTTGACACTTTCCTTACCCCCTCCTTCAGCACCCTGACGGGGACGGGAGGTAATCCTCCAGTTGGGCTTGGCATTGTCACCTCGGTTGCGACCCATACCCTCACGCCTGGGGCGCCGATTATCGGGGTCAACCCCGTACTAGTGCCTTCGACGGGGGCGCTGTCTGCTACAGAAAATCTCTCCTTCGTCTCTGAAGGGCGAATCCTCGAACCCCCGGTTGGCGCTATTGCTCTCACAAGCGCGACACCAACACTCATCGAAGGTACGGTTACTCTCCGAACCCCTGATACGGGTACCCTGACACTTACGGGGTATGCCCCGACGGTCAGTGAGGGAACCGTTATTGGTCCGGGAACGGACATCTTCCCCGGTACGGGGGCGTTGTGGTTTGGAATCGGTGAGATTACGCTTCGCACTCCTGCCACGGGGACTCTCGCCCTTGCGGGGTATGCCCCTGTCGTCGATGAGGTAGGAAGCCCCGAGAAAACTCCTGGCACCGCAGGACTCACTCTCACTGGGCAAGCAGCTGAAACCAGCACCGTTATCAACACGTCTATCACCCCCATCACGGGGCAACTCAAACTCTACCGAGACCCGAACCCCCCAGCGGGGGAAATGGGGCTTCAGGGGCAGCCCTCACTCCTCGCCTTCGGAATCTTCACGCAAGCGGGAGCGCTGGTCGAAACGGGAGGGGCAGCCACCGTAGTTCTTGGGGCTTCTGTTCTTGTAACCCCATCGGCCGCTGCTTTGACCGTTGTAGAGGGAGTCTCAACCCTCCATCTCAAGATTGGAATTCCTTCGGGAGCACTTGCCCTTCAGGAAGGCACCTCTCGGCTCGGCCAAGAGATATTCCCTCAGGCCGGAATCCTGGTGGCTCTTGGAGGGCAAGGCAGTGTAGCCATCACGGGGGAGATCACTCCTGGAACTGGCGAACTGCTCATTATCGGATCCTCCATTGCCATCTCGGATACTCGAATCCAGCCAGGCGGAGGCAGCGCTGCCCTTTCTGGTACTGCGCCAAATCTTGACTGGGCAATCGTTGGAGCCTCTGGATCGCTTGCGGTTTCAGGTAATTCGCCGAGTCCCTCCGTAGATGCGCGTCTGACCCCAGCGGCTGGGGTGCTGGCCTTCACGGGCGAAACGGGCTCTCTCACCCATCAGGCACTGGTAACTCCGGGCACTGGGGGAATAGTAGCTTCGGGTACGATCCCGACCTTACAGAAAGAAGGGCTGATAACTCCGAGTACGGGAGTTCTAGTATTTTCAGGGCTTGCCCCAGAAGAGCAAGAGAGCACAAACAGTACCCCGGGAACAGGCGCTCTCACATCCGCTTCAGATGCAGGAAGTATTCCACAGGGACAAATAGTTACTTCTCAGAGTGGAAGTTTGGGGGTTGCCTCTGAAGCCCCCCGTCTCGATTTTGCAATCACTCCGAGTACAGGAGTCACTGCTCTTGTAGGAACTGCCCCAGAGGGCCTAGCCATTGTGACCCGGGCCCAGGCTGGATACATAATCAAAGGAACCCCATGGCGTCCTGTACGAGGCCAGGAATGGGGAAGGATTCATGGCAAACAATGGCGAAATGTAAGGAGCCCCTAAGATGAGCGATCTTCCGATTCGGCAAAAGAAGCCCGGGGAAGCCCGGACGATCACGTTTGACTTCACGACAAAACTCTCTGTAGGGGATACTCTCACCGGAACCCCTCTTATGGCAGTCACTCCTACAGGAGGAGGAGCCCTGACGGCGGGGTCTCCTGCTCTGAGTGGAAACGAAGTCAACGTGCGGTTGTCTAATGGGGTAGACGCTACAGACTACACCGTGAAGTGTTCCTGTGCCACGTCGAATGGGGATACCCTTCACCTGAGCGTCCTGGTCGAGGTGCGGGAGGGGGCGAATTGATTCGTAAGATGTTTCAACGGAAGGGGGAGTCTCTTTCCCTCTCTAAGAGGAGAACATCGAGCCTAGACCCAGGGCACCCCCTTGTTGAGGGGGAAATCCGTAGGGGTTCGCCCGAGGAATACGAGAAAATGAGGAAAGGAGGGAAACACGGGGTTTCGTGCGGGGAAAGACTTCCCTGCTTCTAGGGTATTACGCGAAGCGAGTACGATGGATGTTGCATCGGGTCGACAACGAAAGGAGCTAGTGAAATGGCGTTCAAGAGCTTCACGGTCAAGACCGGGCGGTTGCGGCTCTACAGCGGCAACACGCCGACCAAGTTCTTCTTTGAGGTGCCCTTCCGAGGGAACATCGTCGGGCCGGTGGATCGGCCTCGCCCTGCCGAAACGATCATCCTGGATCGGGGGCGGGGAACGGCGGATGCGCACTATGTGCAAGGGGCGGACGATGTGATCTATCAGCCCCTGCCCTTGACGTTCAACTTCCGTCTGGCCAACACGGAGCCGAACTTCCTCAAGCTCCTTCAAGCCATTCGGGCCACGGGGGGCACGTCCGCCACCCAGAAGACGATTGGGGGGTGGGCCTGGACCACGACCAAGGGAACCTCGCAGCTTCGGAACGCTGTTCCGACCGGCGTCGGAGCGGGCCAAGAGCTCCACAGCACCCCCGGGTTTACGGATCCTGAGAAGTGGTGCTGCAATGTGGAAGTGCTCTGGGAGGACCCGGACAACCAGAACGATCGCGGGTTCCAGTGGGCAGAAGTGTTCTTCCCTCCGGATCGGCAGGTCACGGAAGGCGATCTGGATGTAATGGTGGACATGTCGGGAGAGGTCTACGGCGCTATCACGCCGATCACGGCCTTCACCGCTGGGTCAGAGAAGTAAGAAGTCTTTTAACGCTCGGTAGATCGAACGAGGAGGAATGCTCTATGGACACGGCGAAGTATCGGGAAGTGGATTTCGACCAGGTAGTGGGGGACCAAGATCCCTTTGCGGCGTGGGGGTACTCCCGGCTCAAGGTGCAGCGGGGGGATGAGGTTATCGTGGTGAAAGTGAAGATCCAGTCCATCGGCCACGATGTCCTGGAGGAGCTGCGAAAGCAGGCCCCGAAGCCGCCCTCGAAGATGGCCTCGCTGGATGGGGAGGGTGTCACACGAGGGGTCGCGGGGGGACGGGGGAAAGCCCTGGTTCCGGATTTCACGGATGCGAAGTTCCTGGAGCAGATGGAGGAGCACAACTTGCGACTCACCCGCGAGGTGGTCGGGCGGGGGATGGCGACCCC